GTCGCCAGCGACGCTCACCGTCCCCAATTGCGCCTGCGCAAAGGTCGCGTTGCTCGAGTTGAGGGTCGCGATCGAGCCAAAGGTCGCCGTCAAATTGGCGATGCACGCCTGTTGCGCCTCGAGGAAGTTGATGGCGGCGTTGGAAACTTGCGCCGAGCCGCCTTGGAACGACAGCGCCGATAGCGCGCCGCCGATCGCCATGGCGCCGCCGCCCGACAGCGCCGTGCCGACGAAGTCCGCCGCGTCGATCGACATGTAGGGCCCGCCGAGGCCGCCGCGCTGGATCACGAGGGCGTCCGAGGCGATGGCGGTGGCGGTCGCGGTGTAGCCGGCGATTTGGCGGACGTTGAGGATCAGGTCGCTGCTTGGCATCAGCTTGTGTCCGCGCAAAGCACGAGGGTCGTGCGTGGCCAGACGTTCCCCGCCGAATCGGTCGCCGTCCACTTGATCTGATAGTCGGTGCCGGAAACGCCGCCGGCCAAACTAGCGTAGATCGCGCGGTCGCGCACGCTGACCGGGCCGATCGTCCAGTCGGCCGCAGCGTCGACCGGCGCGGCGGTGTTGGTTAGTACCTGAACTGTTCCCTGTTCGATCCCGACGCCGACGGGGATAATGAACGAATAGTCAAGCCCGAATAGACAGCTTTCCCCCGGTGGATGCTCCGGCGTGTACCGTCTCGACAGGGGCACGAGTCACCAGCCCAAGCGGCGGGTGTCTTCGGTGAAGCGAACCGTCAGCATCCGGCTGACCCACACCGCAGGCTCGCCGACGAGCGCGCCATCCGGATCCGCGAGGTAGGCTGCGCCGGGATCACGGACAACGGTTGGTGGCGATAGCAGATGGGGGCCCGGGTCGAGCGGCAGCGCAAACAGGACGCGCTCACGGCCAAGAGGACCGGGCCGGCCGACAACTGTTCCGGTTGACGGGTCAAAGACGCCGAAGGCCGCCGGGTCGAGGACGACACTCGGTCGAGCGCTGGGGTGTCGTAAATGTTCCACACAGGGCGCCTTGCACGGGGGCAGGGCCAGCTTACAGTGAAAGGGCCGCGTCGGTAAACGCGGCCCAAATCATTCGAGTGCCGATCATCCAGCAAATGAACAGGCAATGCCAGATGTAGACCAAAATCCCCAAGACAGCAACCGTTTAGCGGAGTTCGAAGCGTCACTCGACGCGCTCGTGCGCGGCGCCCCTGCGTCCGTCTCCGAAAAGTACATCCCTTATCCCGGCGACCATCCCTGCGAAATTAAGGCCTGCGCCAACAACGCCCCGTTTGGCTTGGCCGCGCTGCCGCGTCGCGTCTGGTTTTGCAAACAACATTTGGAGGAAATCCAATGCCTAATGACAAGCTCACGGCCGCCCTGGACCTTGACCGATTCCACGAGCTTGCCCGGCAGGCGGACCTTGGCGTCAACCTATGGTCCTCACTCCTCCTCGCCGCCCAGCGCGGCGACGACGCCATCGCCCGAACCAACGCAAGGCAAATTTCAGTTCTGACCAAGGCGACGATCGCGCTCGTCAACCGTCTCGGCAAAGCGGAGCCCGACGATGCCCGACAATAGCCTCAAGGTATGGGCCGCCAGCGCGCGAGCCAACAATAATCCGACCGGCGACGCGATCCGCGACATGCGGTCGGATGATACGCTGCCCGACTGCCGCACGTTCGAAGAACTGCGAGCGCACGCGTTCAAGGCGTCGCGAGGGCAAAGCTACCATTCTGATGTCCATCGCGCCCTCGCCGCGGCTTGGCGACGCTACCTCCAATGGCGGGCGCGGCAATGACCAGCGGGCCGCGCGTCGTCCCGCTGCGGCCAGCGCCCAGCGCGCCGCTGACCGAGCAAATGGTGATGCGCCAGTTCGTCGCCGCCCACAAAGACGACCTCCGCTATAACCACGACTCGGGGACGTGGCTGATCTGGCACAACAATCGTTGGCGCGAGGACCGCAAGCAGAAGGTGTTGGGGATGATCCTCGCCCTCTGCCGGGGACTGTCGCCCAACGCCACGGTGCAGAAAATCCGCTTCGCCAAGGCGGTCGAGGACGGGTCGCGGTCACAGGAGGAAGTCGCCACCGTCAACGAGAATTGGGACAACGATCCGTGGATGATCGGCACACAGGGCGGAACGGTCGATCTTGTCGCCGGAACGCTGCGGCCCGGCCTGCCTGACGACATGATTTCCAAAGTCACCGCCTGCGCGCCCGCCGAACGCGCCGACTGTCCGCGCTGGCTGTCGTTCCTCGACGATGCGCTTCAGGGCAAGGCCGAAAACATTCAGTTCTTCCAGCGCGCCTGCGGCTACAGCCTGACCGGCCTGACATCCGAGGAAGCGCTGTTCTACCTCGCCGGGAAGTCCGGCGCCGGCAAGGGCACGGCGACCACCACAATCAAGGCGATTCTACGCGACTACGCCGCCACCGTGCCGATGACGATGTTCACCGATACCGGCTGGCGGGCGCTCGAATACTACCGCGCCAAGCTGCCCGGCAAACGTCTCGTGTTGGCTAGCGAACCGGACAAAGGAGCGACGTGGAGCGACGCCTTCGTCAACGAAATCACCGGCTCCGATCACCTGTCCGGCCGCCAGCCGCGGGGCCGGGTGTTCGACTTCGTGCCGTCGCACAAGCTGTGGATCAACGGCGAGCAAGTGCCCGAGCTCAAAAGTGTCGCCAGCGGACTCCGGCGCCGCCTGCGCATCATCCCGTTCAACCATCCGCCCGCTTCGCCCGACCCGAACCTCAAGCAGGCGCTGCGCCAGGAGTACCCCGCCATCCTGCGCTGGATGATCGACGGCGGCCTCGATTGGCAGGAACACGGGCTTAATCCACCGCCTGATGTTGTAGCCGCCAGCGAGGCCTATTTCGCCGCTCAGGATACAATCGCACGTTGGATTGAGGAGCGTTGCGACTTAAACGGGAGTTTCAGCGAGCGGCCCGGCGTGCTGCTCGTCTCGTATAACGATTGGGCCCGCAAGTATGGCGAAAAGCCCATGAACACCAATGCCTTCCACGAAGCCACCAAACACCGCTGGGAAACGACGCGGCTGCACGGCGAACGTTGGATGCGCGGCCTCGCCCTCAAAACTGCCTACTAGGGTACCGTCGGGTACCGGCATTTTACTATCATCTCCCTGCGTACATACGCGCGCGCGCGCAGGGGGCTTATATGAAATAGACGGTACCCGCCGACCCCCAGCCCCCCGAGACGGCCGGAATTGTACAGAAGCGGAAGTGGTTTATGGTTCCGGCTTGGGTAAAAACATCGGACCTGCTGCGCAAGCGCGCGCCACAGCCGACCGGGAGACGTTCGGGAGGACCCAAGGGACTTCGGAAATTCCGAAGCTCGTATAGGTGTGCTGAGCATCCGAAGGAGTAGAGTAGAGCGCAAGCATCGTGCAAGTAAAGCATCGCGATATACTGCGCCAATACTGAGAGGTTGCTTTAAGGGGCATTCGAGGAAGATAGGCGCGACCTTACCACCGTGAGTTGAGGTAGCGGGAAGGCGGTTCTCGACTTAGCGTCTACCTATGAACAGGGCGCTATGGGCCTTGCGGTCGAACAGGAGCCAAGCGGCGTTGTCCTTCCCGACCCAGCTCGAGCCCGGAATCCATTTCACCCGGCCCACGGCGACGATGCGACGCAGGCGCCGGGTCAGCGGTCCCGACGACTGGTTGAACAACCAGTCGGCCGACATCAGAAGCCATGTCGGCGCTTGGTCCGACAGATTGACGATCAGCGGGTGCAGATCGTTAGGGCGGCCCCAATAGGGCGGGTTGGTGATGAACAGGGCGCCGTCGGGCGCCGGATAGCGCATGGTGCGCGCGTCATCGGGCAGATCGTGGCCCGCGATCATGACGTGGCCGGCTTGGATCAGGTGTTCGGCGAGACAGGCTTCGCCTACGCATGGCTCGATGAAGCGGGTTTTTGGTGCGAGCCAAGGGAGGAGCGGCGTCGCCGCGGCGAGCGGCGTGTCGTATTTGTCTCTGCGGATTCGCGCGAACGATGAGCGTTTGCCCACCTAGTTGTCACCTTACTTGGTGCAGTCCGGGCATGGACGCAGATCGCCTAACAGCTCGTTCCAATATTTTCCCGTGCCTTGGCAAGTTGGGCATGTGGAATCCCACTCCAAATCATGGCGCGAGGTTCCCTTGGCGTGCGTCTCGTCGCCATAGCGCACGAACACGGTGTGCTTCGTGAACTGTGTGATCACGCCGTATTCGAGCTGGCCGCCGGGGTGGCGGTTGCCGGTGTAGACGACCCTGCGGCCGATGTCGGCTTCCGTCGGTTCGATCATTGGAATCCCCACCACCGCTTCATGCACTTCTCACAGAATCGGATTGTCCAGCCTTCGTCGTTGAACATGATCAGCGGCACGTCGTCCTCGTTCAACGAAGCGGAGCAATAGGAGCATAGGACCGAGGGCGGGCTGTCGGGCCGTCCCCATGTCAGCTTCGTCCAGTCGAAATCAGGCGCGGGCTTTAGCACTGCCATTTCGCGCCGACAGGTCAGCCGCCAGTTCGCTTGCGACGCGCTCGAACACTTCGGCTTCGCTTTTGTGTAACAACCACTCGTTTTTGTCTATTTCCTCGTCCAGTTCGTCCATCGACTCCCGGTGCTGCTTGGCTGCGGCCTGCCAGTTTCGCAGCCGCCTTACGAGCCGTTCCTCCAATGTCATTATTCCCGTCCTCCAATTCCATAATGTGTTCCGCCGGGACGCCGGTCAGTTTGGAAATCTTGTCGGCGATTGCCGCGATCGGGCGGAATTTTTCGTCCTGCCAGATGTAGAGTGTCTGGCGCGACACGCCGATCGCTTCGGCGCGTTCTGCGACACTGTCGCCGGGAACCTTGGCGAGGATGGCGCGCATTGGGTAGCGCAGCTTGTGGATGGTCGCGCGCAGCTCATGTTGGAGCGCCGGAATGGCGAGTGATCCGGTAATCTTATCGAGGGTATCAAGAGGATTGGCGTATCGCATCGGGTTGTCTCACTGTCGTATGAGCTGCTTGACAAGTCAAGTGGTTGACTTTACGACATCAGCAGGCGCGGAGGAAGCATGAACGATCAAGGCACTGAGGGCCAGATCATCGAGCGGATCGACCGTCCTGCGCCTGCCGAGGGCTTCGCGCAATTCCTGATGGAGGCGATGCGCGATCCGAACATCCCGGCTGACAAGCTGGAAGTGATGATGAAGATGCGGCGCGAAGTCCTCGCCGATCAGGCGCGCGAGGCGTTCCAATTCAACTATGCGGCGTTCAGCGCGGAGATGCCGCAAGTTGAACGCGATGGGACCGTCGCGTTGGTCAAGGATGGCGTCGAGAAGGGGCGCTATCCGTTCACCACGATCGAGGCGATGGATATCGTCATTCGTCCACTTCTGGCCAAGCATGGCTTCGCCATCAGCTTCACGTCGCGCGACGACAAGGACAGCGTGACGATCACGGGCACGCTCGCCGGCTGGGGGTGGGAGCGCTCGTCAACCTACACCCTGCCGCCCGACGCGGGGCCGGGCCGGAACGCGCTTCAGGCGCGCGGTTCGTCGCGCAGGTACGCGAAAAGATACATCACCGATGATTTGTGCAATGTCGTGCGCAAGGGCAAGGACGATGACGGTCGCGTTTCCATGGAGACGCTGATCGACGCGGCGCAGACCGCAGAGCTGATCGAGCTGATCAAGGCGACGAAGACCAACGAGGCGGCTTTCCTCAAGTTGATGGTCAACGGTGCGGAGCGCTTGGAGGACGTGCGTCAACGTGACTTCAGCCGTCTCATTCTGGCGCTCAAGGACAAGCAACGGAGGACGAAGAAATGAGGCGGCGAGCGGTGTTTGGCATGGTGTTGCTCGTCGTCTTGGTCGGCGGGTCTGCGAGGGAGGCGCAGGCCTGCCGACGTTTTTCCATCTGGCAATATCCGTACCCGCAGCGGTGTAGTGTTACTCGGCCGCAGGTGAGTGACCATAGTTGGTACGTCGAACTCGTCCCCCTGCCGCCAGCGAAGCCGTTCGATTGGGAGGGCGAGCCGCTATGGGCGGCGGTCGCCAATCGGATCGAACCGAGGTTCTGACAATGACGAAGTTGACGGTTGTATTTGACGACGACAATCCGATCTTCGCCGCCGACTTCCCGCACGCCTACCGAACCGGGTGGGCTTGGGACCGTGAGGCCGAGTGTTACGTGCTCACGCTGCACGGCAAGGACGGCAAGGTGTTCGCTGCCGCCTCCTACACGTGGGAGCATTGGCAGGAAGTGTTTCAGCAGTTGAGCGAGGCGCGAGCGTCGATCTTGTTGCAGAAAGGGAAAACATGAAAGCTGAATGGACAGACAACACCGACAAGCAGCGTTGCCTTTGTTGCCAACAGTTTGTCGCGCGCGGCAGGCCGGTCATCTCGCCGGACAAGGCGGCGGCTGAGTTCGCCTTGCTTGAGGCCTTGGGCTTCACCCGCGAGATGTTGCTGACCAAGCACCGGCATCAAATCGACTTCCAGCTTCCCGGCTTGGCCGAGTGGCTGCAAGGGCAATGAACATCGCCGAAAGGCTAGAGCGGCTTTCGATGCCCGAGCCGAATAGCGGTTGTCGGATTTGGACCGGGTACGCCGACCGACTTGGGTACGGGCATATCACGTGCGACAAGGAGTCACGCCTCGCCCACATCGTCGCTTGGGAACAGGCGAAAGGTCCGGTCCAAAAAGGGCTGGAGTTAGACCATCGTTGCAAGGTGCGTTGCTGCATCGAGCTGCGTCATTTGGAACCTGTGACACACAGCGTGAATGTGCTGCGCGGCAAGAGCCCGGCGCAACTCGCGGAGTGGAACAGAACGAACAGAACTAAAACCTTCTGCGACAAGTGCGGCTCGCCCTATGAGGTCATGGCAACTGACCGGGGTAGACCCGTGCGCCGTTGCCGCCGATGCACGCTAGCACTAGCGCGAGCGAACTACGCGCGGAGGAAAGCCCAATGATCCTTCACCGCGTCGATCAAGGCAGCGTGGCTTGGTACGAGGCGCGGCTCGGCATCCCGACAGCATCTAACTTCAATCGGATTGTGACGGCTGGTGGCAAGCCGTCAAAGCAGGCCGATGTGTACATGTACAAGTTGATTTGTGAACGCCTGTTGCATGAAACGCAAGACGATCAGATCGGGTTTATCCGCTGGGTTGAGCATGGCCGCGCCAGCGAGCCAAACGCAATCGCGGCGTTCGAGTTCGTCAATGACGTTCAACTAGAGCCCGGCGGCTTCATCACATCTAATGACCGACGGATCGGCGCGTCGCCCGATCGGCTGTTCAAAGGGCATCGCGAAGGGCTGGAGGTCAAGTGCCCAGCACCACACACCCACCTTGGTTATCTTTTGGACGGTCTTGGCGAGGATCACATGATCCAAGTGCAAGGACAGATTTTGGTTGGTGGTTTCGAGGCGGTGAATTTCCTGTCTTGGCATCCTCAAATGCCAATGTTTCACCGGGTCATTCTTCCCGATCGTGGGTTTCAGGGCGTGCTGGCGAGTGCGTTGAATACCTTCTGCGATCTTCTGGAGATGAAGACGGAGCGCGCCCGCGCGCTCGGCGCCTATGCCGTCATGCGCCGTGTCGAGACGCCCGCCGATATCGCCTATCAGGCTGACGAGGACGAGCAACTGAGGATCGTCAATCCGGAGGAAGGCGATGGAGCGTGATCGTCACGCTGTCTTTGTCGTCGCGCGACGTGACAAGGCGAAGGGTCAGCTTTTCCGTGGTAACACGATGTCACCACGGGCAGAGCGGAAAACGCTTGAGCTTCCCTATCACCGCTGGCCGGTCGCCTACGATCCGAAGGATTGGAAAGCGGGGAGCCTCATTCGCTGCGAGGGCGAAGGATGCCAATGGTGCGCGGCGGGGTGGAAACTGGTCGACCCGCACACTTTAGAGGACATGCCAGAAGGGGACATGGGCGATGGAAGCGCATGAGTTTGTCTGCGCCGATTGCAAGGCGGACGTGTTCAGCTTTGGCGGTCGACCGGATGAGACGCGCTGCGCGAGCTGCAATCTTGTCCGCGAGATGCCGGGCTTAACGCCGGAACGGGAAAAGCTCCTGCGCGAAATCCTTGGCTGCATGATTCCGGAGGCCCAATGAGCGATCGGACCTTCATTACGCTGACGCAGGATCAGCGGGATTTGGGTTTCGCTGTCGCCTGCATCCGGCGCGGCACGGCGTATCTGGACGGGCTTGTGCATATCAACGGCTGGGAGCCGACGTTTGCTGAAGCCTTGGCTTGCGAGCGGGTGGGGGCGTGCGCGGAGCTGGCGGCCCAACTGTGGCTCGGCAATGTCGAGTGGGATCGGTTCGGGATCGGCAAGCCTGACTTGGCCGGGTTTATCGACGTGAAGGCGGTTGATCGCGCGACGGACTGCCTGATCGTGCAGCGGCTGGCGAAAACCTCATGGGCCTATTTGTTGGTCGACGCCAGCGAGGAACCGAAGTTTGAAATCGTGCGCTGGATATGGGGCAAGGACGCCAAGCGCAACGAGTGGTGGCGGGAAAGGAAAAGCAAAACCGGCAAGGATCGTTCGGCCTATTTCATCGAGCGGAAGCATCTGACGCCGCTCAAATCACTCTACGAGGAGGTACAGCGCCGTGAACAAGCCATTCGAGGACAAGCCGCTATCACCGGCTGAGAAGTTGCGTGTCGCCGTCGCCGTTCTGAACGACGGCTGGGATCAACACAAGGTGGCGGCTCTGCTGGGGGTGATGCCGGAGCGGGTTGCGGAGGCGATTGCTTCCATTCGACCGGCGCTGGACAGTCCCGCCAACGATCCGATCGGGCAGCGAATCTTGGGGCTGGAAGCTGTCGCCCGCGCCGTCGGGGGCAGGAGCGGAGACGATGGCTGATGTTGAAATCGAAGTCGAGGACCGGCGGGTTTATGAAAAACGAGTGGGTTTAGACAAAACCCGGTTGCCGCCAGACGGAAAGCTTGTTTACATCGTTAGCCACGGCGGCGAGGAAATTGGTCGCTGGGTTGACCCGATATGTACGGCTGCGCGCTGGCTTGTAGATCATGACCGGGCGACTCGCGAGGACCGGCTTGTCATTTTCCGCCTTCTTGAGACGGGGCGCGTTAGGGCGCTAACCGGGAAGGTTGGATGGTACGCCGCTCGACGCATAGAGGAAACCGCGAAGGTCGGACCTCGATACGTCCTTTGGAGGCCATTTCCCGGTGTGCGGTCATTACAAGGAACCGCCTTGGACGGGGGCGACGATGCCTAGGCGCTGGATCAATCTCGCGGAGTTAGCGGCGGCTGGAAAGCCAGACTACCGGGATCACTACCAAAAGACCGTAGACAACAAGCATAATAAGGGACGGATACGGGATCGGATCGGCCGATTTCGCGACCGTCCAGGCGAGGACGAGCGCGCCGACGACCGCGACCAAGAGGATCGCCCTGACCGCGAGGATGACGAATAGGGCGTTGACCGCGCCCAGGACGCCAGCGCGCCAAGCGGCTCGGGTGACAAACTCTGTTTCACGTGATAGGGCTGCGCTAGCCGGCGTCGTCGCCGTCGTCATTCCCGTTATCAAACTGGACAACGGTTGAGGATCGGGAGTTTGCTTTTCCGCCACGAGCTGCATGGGGGCGCGCGAAGGCCTCTGAGTATTTTCTGACTGCGCTTCCGGCTGTGCCATCGAGAAGGTCGCCTTTCCGTAGGTCGACGAAGATTTTCTGGACCCTCCCTACAGCAATGAGCGCGGCAATACGCTGCGGGAAGGTCATCGTGTCGTCGCGGTCGGCCGCCTCCATGTCGTCCAGCAGCCTGCCAAGCTGCTTGTAGAGCCGGGCGTTGACGTTGAGCGGGTCAGCGGTTTTGTGGGGCATCGTCCTGTCCTGCCTTGACTGCGCGTTCGACGGACGCTCCGGCGACGCCGGGATTGACGTACTTGACATACCGGGCGAGCGCGGCGAGCGGGCCGCCCATATGATACATCGCCCACCACGGCATGAAGTTGTGCCCGTGCGACAACACTTCCCCAGCTAGCCCAAGCCCATGCGCGGCCTTGCGCCACGGGACGAGGCCCAAGGCTTTTTGTCCGATCGCCGTCGCTGTGCCGGTTTCGGCGCCTTGCGCCGGATCATCCGGGCTTTGCTCGACGCCGCCGACTGCCCCTTTCCAGAGGTCTTGCGTACCGCGCATGATCGTCTTGGCGATTTGGGGATGGCGGACGATTTGCCCTCCCAGCCCCACCGCTCGCGCCGCGTTCAACAGTCCTAATTCTGGCGTGGCGAGGGAAGGGGCAATATCCGCGCCGAATCGGCCGACGCCTTCCATCGTTGGATGTTGGGGATCTTCCGAGGCCGCCCACTTGCCGAGTTCGGGATCCGCGACGCCGGGAGTGACGCCGCCGGGCGGCGCGGGCAGGCCAGCGAGTTCTTTGCCGACTCCCCCGATCATAGCCTTGGCGCCGCCCAACAATTGGCCGCCTAGGCTGTCGTCCTCGATCGCCCCGCCGTGGCCCTTTTCAAAGCCACCGGCTTGCTGCCATTGATGGACCTTCGCCGCCCATTCCTCGTCGGACAGCTTGGGCATCACTCGACCTGTTGATAGCGTTCGCTCGGCGACAATTTACGCCCGTCCTTGTCGTACATCCCCATCCACTTCATCCGCGTTCCGTCAGGATGGATGATGATTTCGCCCGGCTGTTTGTTGTTGACCGGCTCGGTGTTGGCGATCTTCATGACTTTATCGTAGGCGGCTTCGTCAAACCCGGGAAGGTGTCCGCGCCCGCCGATCGCGTGGAAGCGGGTATCGATTTGCTCCATGCGGTCTTTGGCGATTTCGGCGTCCTGCGCCATGACGCGCCGATAAGCCTCCGGCGTGCCCGTGTACGGGTTGACGTTGTGGAGCGCGGCTTCCAATTCGGTCAGACTTCCGCCCGTGCTTTTGATGACGGTGTTCAGTTCCTCGTTGTAGCGCAACCACGCGGCGTCGCGGGCGGCGAACACGCCTTCGCCGGTCAACTTGCCTACGGCGGTTCGCGCCCCGCGCATGATGAAGTTCGAGCTGTTGGCGCCGGGCGGCATGTTGTCGAGGGCTTCCATCATCTGTGCGCCAGCGTCGCCCATTGTTGTGATGCGGCCAAGCGTCTGTTGGGTCTGGTTGTTTTTGATCAAGTCTTGCTGGCGCTGGAAATAGCCTTGATTCCACTTTCCGTTAGTGATGCTTTCGGCGATCTGACGCAGCCGGTTTGAATATTGGCCGGATGGCGTGCCGGGTGACGCGCCGGTTCCGCTCTGCCCGCCGGAAGCGGGAAAATCGTAATTCAAAATGCCTTGGACATCGGACGCCATGCCGGGATCGAGGGCGCGGACCATCGGCAGGATCTTGCTTCGATCCTGCGGCGGGTTTCTGAGCATATGGTCGAGGAACGAGTTTGCCTGATCCGTCCCCAGCATGACCGACTTGAACAGTGCCGGGTCCGTCTTCTGAATTTCCGGGTCGAATTTATTGTCCTTGAGCGCCTTATGGATTTCGGCGATGGCGGGATTGTCCTTGCCAGCCCACCGGGGGAGGGGGTTGTTCGGGTCGCCGCTCGTGGTGGCGGTTTCGCCGCCGGGCGGCGTCGTGTCGGCATCGGACGGCGCGCCAGGACCGGCGACTTCCTTATCGCCCGGCAATTTGGCCGCGGGCGCTGGGGCGGGCGCGGGCTGTCCGCTCACGGGATCGACCGCCGCCGGAGCTGCGGGAGCTGCGGCGGTTTCGCCCGGATCGCGCAGCCCTCCATAGGCGCTTGTGTCGGCTTGCCCGGGTTGCCCGCCCGTGATCGCGTCCATCCCCCAATTCTGTCGCTCAACAGTGTCGTCCTGCATCGCGGCGTTGGCTTTATGCAGATCGCGTAATCTTAGGTCGCGATGCTCCAAAAACTTCCTCACGTCGGATGGTTTGGCTCCTGCCTCGATTAGCTCGCCCAACGAGCCGGGGCCGATGTCGCCGATTTCGACCGCTTTGCCGTGGAGCGCGTCCATCACGCTCCTGCCTTTGATGGTGCGGCCGAGTGTCGGGTCGAGCGAGGTATATTCCCCAACGATGTCGGAATATGCGGTCAGTTGCTCGGTTGCGCGCTCTTTCAAGCGCTCCATGTGGAGGGCGAGTTGTTCCCTCGCCGCCTGCGCCCTTTCGTGCTGCCCTTGTTGGATGCCTTCGAGGAACGAGCCGGCGAAAGGGCCCATCATCATTGCGATTTGGGCGACGTTCGCGCCGCCGTTCTGGCTGTAATAGTTGCTCAAGCCCTTCGCGATGCCGGGAATCTCGAACCCATGCGGCAATTGCGGGAATTGTTCTTCCTGCCCCCATTGATGAGGGGCGCGCGCGATTGACGCGGGCCGGAACGACTGAAACGGGGCCGGGCGCGGGCTCGGGGCGCCGGGCGGAAGGGCTAAATTTTCCCGTCTTGGCTGTTTCCACGCGGCGGCGTCCGTGTTCGGCTGCTGCATGGCGGCTTGCTGCTCGAGGTTTGGCGGCGGCGCGGGCGCCGGTCGGCCGCCGTACATTTCACGGAAGCGCTGCACCATCATCGGAAGCGGGCTGTATGTTTGCTGCGCGTCACCGAGAGGGTTATTTTGGAAAGCATCGCTCATTGTGTCAACCTATTCGTATGACACGCTACCCTAACCAGCCCCGGATGACACCGCGTCGGGCGCGGACGCTTGGGCCGCGGGCGCGGGCGCTGGCGCTGGCGCGCTTGCCGTTCGATTAGGCGCGTTCTGATTGATGCCGGACCATTGTTGAAGGCCGAGTTTGTTCATTGAAGTCCTCCACGGACCCCAGCCCTCTTTCTTGGCGTGGTCGAGGGCGTATTTGACCTGTTCCTGCCAATATTTGTGATCCCACGGCGCGTGTCCGGTGTCGCGCATGTACTGGTCGCCCATAGCCTTTCCGTCGGGGGCAAGGTGGAGCTGGAAGCCGCCGAAGCTGGTCGGTTTCCCGTCTCGAAAATCGCCGTAGATGTTCTGACCGAAGTTGCTTTCGGTGGCGAGCATCTTGGAGGCGGTGTCAGGGTCCATGCCGATCTGGCTGGCATAACTGCGGGTGAAGTTGTCGTAGGCTGACGCGGTGACGCCGGGCGTCCCCCTGTCGCTTGGAGCGTTTGGCACTTTGCTGGCGTCGAATTGTGTCTTGCCAGAGTCCCGTTGGTTGCGGCCGGGCGGGACGTTGCCGACGCTATCCAGATCGTCGCCGGTCTGGTCGCCACCGTCGGTCTGGTCGCCGCCTGCCTGTCTTTGGTTCGCCTGCCCTAGCAGGCTATTGCCAAACATGGCTTGCATCATCTGCGACGTCGGATCGGTGCCGCCGCCCTCTGCAATGCCGCGCATGTGATGCGGGTGGAGCGGCAACCAGCCGCCGCCGGGATGGTGGGCGTGCATCTGCCAACCCTGCATCGGGTGGTGGTAAGGCCAGTGGCCTTCGCCGCCGTGGTGGAAGCCGCCGAAGTGGCGGAAGCCGCCGCGGCCGTGGCGGCCGCCGAATCCGCCGGACAGGAGCATGGGCAGGAGCATCCCCATCGCCGCCATGGCGAGCTGGGGCAGGGCGGACGGGATGGCTTGGCCGCCGGTGACGTCGCGCATGATCGGGCCGGGCTGGGGCGGGATTAGGCCGGGCTTGTGGGTCGGCGGTTCGAGTCCGGGCTTGTGGGTCGGCGGGGGCACCTTGGTTGGCAGGTCGGCGGTTGTGGGCGCCGCCGCCTGCGGACCCTTTTTTTTGACGACGATATCGTTCCCTTGATCGTCTTTTTTCGGGAGCGGCTGGCCGCCGACGGTTGACGGCGGGGCCGGGCCGGTCGGTGTCGCGCTCGGGGGCGGGGCCGGTCCTGTGGAGGCGGCAGCGGTGTCAGGCGGCTGCGGCGGTTGATCGGCTTGGTCTGCCGTCTGGCCTGCAACCGCATCCGAACCAATACCGCCGTAACCAGCCGCCATCGCGCCCGGCAAAGCCCGAATCCCTGCGTCCGTGACGTTTTGCGGCGATGTCGGGCCGGTTTCGCCGGGCGTGGGCATGGGCAGCGATGCAGCGCCGGTTTCCCCCGGCGTGAGCTGCGGCAAGGGCGCGGGTTGCGGCGCAGGCTGGCCCAAGGCGCCCGGGACCGGCAATTGGCTCGCCTGCTGCCCGCGATAGGTCTGCGGCTGGGGATTCCACGGGTCTTGCCGCTGCCCTTGGGCGAGCTGGGTCAGGGCTTTCTTGAGCCCGTCGACGGCCGACTGCGGCGCGTATTGCTGGGCTGGCGTCTGCTGCTGTTGGTTTGGCTGCGGCGCGCCGCCCGACTGCGTTCCGCCGATGCTCGATTGCTGCTCTTGCGGCGAGCCTTGGCCGGGCGGGTTGATGGTTTCCTGCGCGCCGATCGAGCCGGTCGGATCAACCGCCTGTTGAACCGCTTGGGCTGACGCCGCTGGCGTCAAGGCAGAGCCAAGCCCGGTCGCGGCGTCGCTGACCGCCGTTCCAGCGCCGCTAAAAAGCGAGCTTAGACCGCTGCCAAGAGAGGCAAGCGGGTTGCCGCCGCTGCTTGACGAGGAGCCGCCGCCAAAAATATTGCTCAGATCACCCAACTGCGCCTCCCATGATGGCTTGCGCGAGCTGACTGAGGGTCGTTGGACTGAGCCCGCCTAGGATGTCGGTGAGGATCGAACCGATGCCCGACGTTGACCCGGCGAGCTGCGTGGCTGACGGGGCGAGGCTTGTCGGGGCGCTGGCGACGGGGCTCGGGCTCGCCGTCCCGCCGGCCGAAGTGGCCGGCGCCGCCGTGGGCGCAGTTGGTGATGCAGCGGTGGCGACGGCGGGAGCTGGCGCGGCTGGCGCTGGCGCGGGCGCCGGCGCAGTTGCGGCTACGGCGGGCGATGCTGGCGTTCCGACTGCGCTCGATCCTTTTGCGCCGGGGTCGCCAACGCCTTTCGTGCCGCCAAACCCGGTCGCGTCGGCCATGCCGCCGAAAGTCATAGCCGGCGTTCCGGTTGGGCTTTCTGAGGCGTTGCCCGGTCCCCCGCCAAGGGCGATGCTGTGCGCCAGCGAGGCGAGGCCGGAAGGCGCGCCTTGGGGTGGGCCGGTCAAACCTCTCAAGGCCGAGTTGAGGGCGGCGACTTGGCTTTGGCCGATGCCGCGCACGCCCATTCCACTCAGCGACGAGACTGAGACAGGCGTCGTCGCGGTCTGGACGCCGCTCAAAACGCCGGGCGGCACGCCCATCTGCGAGGCGAGGCCCATTAAGCCCTGAGTGAGGGCGTTTATTCCTTGGGGCGCGCCGAAGCCTGACCCGCCAGCGGCGGTTCCGCCGCCGCCGCCGGTCGCCGCGCCTCCGGGGCCGCCGCCGCCGACGCCTCCGGCTGGCCCGGCGCTCGCGCCAGGACCGCCGCCGCCGCCACCGCTGACACCAGCCGTTGAGACGCCGCCGGCCGGTCCTACGCCCGCGTTTGCCGTGCCGCCGCCGCCAAAGCCGACCGAGCCGCTGACGCCGCCTGAAACGCCGCTGGCGGTCCCGCTGTCGCCGCCGCCCATGCCGCCGCCGAAGCTGCCGGTTCCGGTCGAGCTTGTGCCAGCGGGCGCGCCAGTCGTTCCGCCTTGCCCGCCGAAGCCAGCCGCCGCCGCATCGGCCGCAGCCGACGACGCCGCAGCCGCGCTTGTCCCGTCGCCGCTGGAGCCGTCGCCGCCGCTAGAGCCGTCGCCGCCGGATGAACCGTCCCCGCTTTGCCAAAAAACGCCGAATAACCACTGTTTTGTATGGTTATACATAGCTTAGGCTCCGAACGCAGCTCCGGCGGTCAGCGCCTTTCCGGCCAGCCCCGCCAAGCTGGTAAGTCCAGTGATGCCGGCTCCGGCGTTCGTTCCGATCTGTTGGTTGAATTGCTGCTGCAAGGCCGGGTTGAGCGCCGGGTTGCCGACATTCGCGGTCTGCTCCTCCCCGGTCAGGGCTTGCCCTTGCGCGGTGTTGCCGCCGGTGAGGCTTGGCGTCGACCCAAGGTCTTGGCCTTCCGGCGTCGAGCCGCCGAGCCCAAGCTGGTTGTAGCGGTCGGTGATCGACGTGGCGTTCTGTCCGGTGGCGGTGTCGATCGCCGATTGATCGAACGGCGAGACGCCCCAGCTCCACGGCGCGTTCGCGCCGCCGCCCGTCACGTCGAAGCCGCCCTGCGCGCCGCCGCCCTTTGAACTGCCGCCAATGCTCATGATGACGTAACCGGATTTGGGGCCAGCGCCGTGCCCAACGCTTTTGCCGCTGGCTGTAAGGCGGCGGTTTCTTGCTGGGTGTTCGCCACTTGGTTCGCCAAGCCTTGCAGCTCGTTGCTCACGTCGCCCTGATACATCGCGTATTGAGCGCCTTGGTTGACATCGCTCATCCCGCCGACTTGCTTGGCTTCGCCTAAGTTGGCGCCGCCCGCCGCCTGCGTCGCCATCGTCGACATGCCAGTGCCAGACTGGCCGAACTCGTTGCCCGTGGCGTCGAGGTTTTCCCCATAGGTGTAGTCGCCAAAGGCTTGTTGCTGGGGCGTGATCCCGCCCGCGCTTTGGAACGACGGGATGTTGACATCCTGCGCGCCCTTGCCGCCGACGTTGCCAAGGCTCATCGGAGCTTCACCTCGTAGCGGGGCTCGCACAGCCGGGCGCCGACCCGCTTGGCGATCGGGCCAAGGTCGTAAGCCGTTTCCGAACTGATATGCCAGACGGCGCAGCCGCGCTGCTCGGCCCAATCGAGGCTTTTGCGGATCATCGCCATCGCTTGCCACATGTGGCCTTCCTCCGCGCAGACGAGGGCTACGTTACACTCCATGTCGGCCGGTTTCCACGGGATGCAGGAAAGCAGGGCGATCAGGAAAGCGTCGTCCGTTCTGATTGGCAGGAACACCATCGGTTGCTTGAGGACGATGTTGCGGACCCAGCCCTCGGCCGACAAGAGGTCGAAATTTTGCGGATAGCGCCGCTTGGCCAGCCAGACCATCCACGGGATGTCATTTTCCGTGATCAGCCGGATGTCGGCAACACTCTGTTCGCGAGGTCGTGCAACAGCTTGTTCGACAGACTCCACCACTCTCGCGCTCCCTCGGACAGGTTAATGTCCACCAAGGCTATGTTTGAGCCCGATGTTAGCGCCGGGAAGGCGTCGGCAAAGTCGCTGTGCGCCTGCGCATGGTTGAAGTTCCACCATCCGTTTGGAATAGCGGCGCCGATGATCGGGTCCAACTGGTAGGGTAGCGCCGTCGCCGCGCTGCCTGCCGGGAGGCCAATGAACATTTGCCGGTGCATTTGGTCGTGATCGAAATCGAACGACGGATCACTCGGGTTGAGGAGGCTCGCGGCTGACATTATGGCGCTCGCGGGGTGAGTGTGCAGCGCGACAGCAGATCGCCGACGAATTGCCGGTTTTCGTACAAGAGCTTGCGCTCCTCAGACCGCTCGCGCTCTGCGATGGTCGCTGACCAATACAACAGTCCGACCAAACCAAGGTTGACGACGACCGACGCAAGCACGAACGGGTTGCTGCCAAGCAGACCGATGACCGAGCGGGCCGTATCGCCAGCCTCGCCAATCACACCCATTATCGTCGCTCGCGCATCCCGGCAACGTGCGCCGCGATGAGCCAATCCGGCGCGCGCTCGCCTCTCAATCCTCCCCACACCGCCGAACCGCCGCCGCCAATGTGGATGGTTGACGGTCCCATGTAGGGGACGCCTGCGCCGACGCCGGTTGCGCCTTGCTTGACGCAGCTCGTGACGTACCGGGCCATGTCCGGCACGTGGGCCGGAATGGTCATTTGCAACGTGTCTCCGGCCTTAAGCAATTGCACGTCGGCCGCGCCCATGCGCCCGCCGCCGACATCGTGGCGGGTCGAGCCGACGCGCCTCGTCGACGTGCCTTTCGGCGGCTGGCCGCCGCTGACGACGTGAACGTCGACGTCACATTCTATCGCCGCGCGAAGCAAGATGCCTGCGAGCTGACTGGATAGCGGCAAGTTGCGGGTGACGCCGCTGCGCGTCTTTTGCTTCTGCTTGACCCGGCTGGCGCTCATTCAATCGTCGCGACGCCCGCGGAGTTCGCGCGCAATCAGGTCCGAGTTGTACGGCGGTGGTGGCTTGCTGGTGCCCTTGTTGATGTCGCGCCCTGACGTGCCGTCGATCCGGTCCATGCCGAAGTCGCTTCGGGTCGAACGGTCGGACCACACGGCAGGGCCCTTCGGGCCGACTTCGGGCGTCGTCCCCATGCGCAGCGGGCCGACAAGATCGCGATCGGAGCGGTGATAGCCGTCAGGGACGGCGAAATAGGCTTCGGGCTCGCGCTTGACGCGCGGCCATTCGGATTGCTTTGCCATTACGTCCTCCGTCGCTTCCGGCGTCCTTTTCGGAGGTTGCGCCGACGGGCTTTCTTCTGCGCTCGCGTTCCCATCACGCACGCCCTTTGACTGCGTGTAGCGTGTCGATCGGGACGAGCTGGACAACATCGTTGAAGCGCAACAGTCCGGCGAGCCCGATCAGCGCCGCGTCGGCGAGCCCGTCATCGTTCTTGTGCGCAAACTTCCCGGCGTGACGTGGCCAGCGGCGAATCGCTTCTGCGCGTGCCGCATCTTTCGCGCCATCTTTGCCGGGAGGCAGTCCGATGACACGCTTCCATTGCGCAGGCTGAATGAACAGCATGGGGACGGCTGCGGCGGCGAGTACGCCACGAATGACGCCCTTGCAGTCGCCGAACTGAAATGCTCCCACGGCGCCTTCGCCGGGACGCGGACCAACGCGCTCGACAAAGGCTCTTGTTGCGTGAGTTTTGTATACCAGCTCGGCAAGCAGGGGCGCATTGATCGTCCGTCGGTTCTTCGGGCCGTCGTGCAGGCAAGGCATGTCGAACACGTCGATCAAGTCGCCGTTGTCGTTCAAGTGCCCGATGCCGCCTGTCACGCCGATATCGATTCCAAGGATGGTCATCGCCGCCTGCTCCTAACCGGCCCGGTGCGAGCGCCAGGACGCGGCGATCGGCCGCTTCGACCCTTCCCGCGGCGCCCTCGCGACCAATCAGGCGCCCAAGCGCCGTCGCTCCACGGCTGCCGGACAGTTGGTCCTCTGCCGGGCGCCTTGAAGCGACGAGCCATCACGGGTTCCTCCGTCCTCGACGGCCTCGCCCGGTTCCCTGCCGATGACCGCGCGCCCGCTTGACGCGGGTGGTCGGTCGCTTGGTCGGGAGTTTGCCAGCGGGATCGACGCGGCTGCGAGGCCCAAGCCTAATGCCTCGTGCCATCGCTACCTCCGTCGTCCTCGCCGTCGGGCTCGGGCCGCTTTCCGCGACGCCGGAACCAACACCATTCTTCGTCGATCTTCAGTGAAGTCGAGCCAACCTAAATTAGGATTCATAGCCGCCTGCCTTTCCGATATGAGTTAAGGCGGGGGCGCCAGCTCGGCAGACGCCAGCTTTTCGGCTGTAACTGCCTGCGCAGGTTTTGAGTGTTGCGCAGGCCAGTCTTGGGCATCTGTTAACGCCCGCGTCTGCGCGCTCGGATACGTCTCGCGCGGCGTGTCATCCGCAGCGGTCGGGACCTTCGCCAAGCCATCGTCCCCTCCTACTTACCTCCGGCGGCCTCGACGGCGGCCACGGCGACCACGACGATCTTCGGTGAAATCAAGCCAGTCGAGTTTGGGGGACATGGTTGCTCCTATCGGTAATAGCGACGCCCTCGGCGACGCACACGCATGGTCAGCCTCTTTCGTTAAGCGCCGAACAAGGTCCGCTCCTCGGCGGCCAAGTGCAAACGCTCAATCGTAAAATCGGGCGAAACGCTGGTTAAGTCAATCGAGCCCCAAATCCCGCCGCCCTCGATCGGCGCGGGAATGATCTTGTGTCCTTCGCCGGGCGCCAGATCGAAGGCGACGCCCTGCACGCCGCCCGGCACGCCGCCATCGCCGCATGTCACGGTGCCGGTGATCTGGACGCCGCGGCCGTCGTTGTCGTCGAGTTCGCAATAGAGCCGCTTGAAATTCTTGATCGTGAGCTGCGAGTTTGGCGCCGCCAGCGTGCGCAGCGACTTCGAGGCGTATCGCTTGATCAGCGTCGGGTCCGGCTGCGCGAACAGTCGATAGAGGCTCGTCCCGTCGGTGCCATAGGCGGTCGGACTGCTGTCTTGTTCATAGGTGCCGATGTTCGTCAACTGGACCGTTTGACTGGCGACGGACCAAAATTCATGGCCGCGCGTCGGGTGGTACATGAGTAACAGGTTTCGCACGACGCCGAACGGATCTTTGAACCGTCCGTTGGCGAGGACGACGCGGAAGCCGTGCATCGTCGCGGTGGCGAAGGTCGGAAGATAGAGCGACGTGTCGAGGGTGTTCCAAATGTTGGTAGTCTTGTCGCCGATCGGCTGCGCGTCGCCGCCCTGCATGAGGAAAAACCCGGCCTTGTTGAACAGGATCGAATAGCGTCCGATGACGCCGACCGGACGCGGGAACCGCTGGCCGACTTGCGGATCGACGTTTTCGTAATTGAAGTTGGTCGTGTAGGGGCTTTCCGGCGTGCCGGACCCGGTGAGGAGGAGGTTGCTAATCAGATCGGTTGACGAGTCGCCGAAGACGAACATGTAGCCGCCGACGGCGTGCAAATCCATATACGAGTAGACCAGCTTATCCCCAAAGTACCCGAACGAACCGCCACCGTCGGTCGTCGAGAAGTCCGCTCCGTTCGACGGCGCTGAAAAACTGATCACGTCCTTCCCAGCAACCCACAATCGAGACTGATACACTTCCATCGCGTAGATGCCCGGAAGCCCCGTCGGCATCGGCAGCGGCGTCGCGCCGGGATCTGTCTCTTGCAGATCGGTCAGCCAATCCGGCGCCGGATCGCCGGGCGCGCTCAGTGTCGTTCCGTCCCATCCGTACAATCCTCCCGGGCTTCCGAACAGGACGCCGCCTTGCTGGCCTGCCGTCGAGCCGAAGAACGCCGGTCGCCAGACTTTCGCGCTGGCCCAATATTGCGGCGCGATCGGGTGCCAGACGACGCCGCTGGCGCGGAGGCCAGTGACGATTCCGGTGTTTAAATCAACCTCTTCGATGGACCCATCCGAAAGAAAGAGCCAGCCCATAGCGCCAGGAGGAGGAGCGCCAAATTGAGGGGTCTGATTCCCGTAAAAGCCAAAAAATACGCGCAGGATCGAAAGGTTAGACCCCGCGGGGACGGTGTATATCGGGGCAGACGGTCCCCAGCATGTACGCAGATTTCCGGGGCCGATCGCGAATAGGTTTTCGTCCCACCATTCTTCGTTGTCATCAATGCTTCCCCGCTTCGATTGCTGGTTCAGTCCCTTCCACTGATCCAGCGTGATTAGCTCGGGGGGATTATCGCTTTGGATCGGCATTTTGTCAAGTGATCCGTTTGACGCTATGCTGATCGCATCGTCGCGCCATAGGGGTTCTGGATGAACTGCGGGCAAACAACGGCGGCGCACATCGGCAAGTCGTCGTTAAACAACTGCGCCATTGCCTTCACGTCCTCCATGCGCTGCTGCTGCATCAACGCCAAGCAGGCCGCCCAATAGCTCACGGCGTCGCTCCACGGGAACGGGATCGGGTCGATATCGCCGTCGGTCACAAGCGGCTTGGGGATCAAGCTCAAGTCGACTTCCATGGGCGCGGCGATCGACGGAATCGGCGCGAGGTAGAGCGAGCCCAACGGTCCTGAGCCATATTGCGCGTACCAGCCCGGTTGACTGATCGTGCCGTAAAACGTGCCGCCATAGATGCGAAAGCGAGCCTGAAAGTCGGTCCAGACGATGCGGCGCCAAACCGGTTTCCACGTCCCCTTGGTGATCGACCAGATGCCGTCGTCATCTTCAGTCCAGTTCCCGCCGATGCCAATGGCAAGCGAGCGGCAGGCGAGAATCGATTGCGCCTGCGGACAGACTTGTTGGACGAGCGCGTTCCACTCGCTGAACGGATAGACCTCGCGCGACGGCTTGGTTTGCGTTCCGGGCGGGACAACGCGGACGCAGCCTGAGATGGCGGCGATTCGGCGGCGCGAGCGGTTGATGAAGCCGGTCAGGCGAGGGATCGAGAAGAACTGCCCTTGCGAGTCGTTTAAGTGCGACTGAACCTCGTCAATATATTGCGCGAGCATGGCGGATCATACTCGCCTGCGCCTCGATTTGCGCGTTGGCTCCGGCGCGGCCTTCGACGCCTGCACCGCGGGCTCGGGCTCGTCGGCCTCCGGCGCTGGCTCGATAGGCCCCACTTCGAGGCTGTCCAGGCTTGCTTCGCCGCCAGCTCCGGTCGCGGTGACATTGACGGCGATCATCTCGCCCTGATCGTCGGCGGTGAGGGTGTACGTCGCCGCGGTCGCGCCTGCGATCGGCGAGCCGTTGCGCAGCCACTCGCGGGCGTAGCTCGTCGCGTTCGTCCAAGTGCCGGTGGTTGAGGTGAGGAGCTGGCCGACTTCCGCGGTGCCGGTGACTGCCGGCCGGACGGTGTTGATCGGCGGCGGGTGGACCGGCGATGGCGGCCAAGGAATTTGGGGAATGGTCGCCACGGGCGAAGGAACGATTGGCGGCGGCGTTTGGCCCGGCGTCGACGGCGGGGCGACGTTGCCGATGTTGAAGATGTTGGCGAACACGATCGGCGGGCTCGGCGGCGTCGTGGTGAGCTCGGGAAACAGGCTGGCCGGGATGGTCGCGCTGCCGCCGCCGGCGAACTGCGGCTGGACGACGCCGGGGATGGACGGCGGGACGGGCGCCGTGCCGATCGCCGGGCCGACGAGCGGGCCGACGGGAACGGCAACCGGCGCGGTATCTGGATCCTCGGGCGGGAAAACCGGAACGCCTTCGGGATCGCCGATCGGCGGCGGCGGAATGATCGGCGTGCCGGTGATGTCGATCGGCGGGGCGGGTGTCTCGGCGTCGCCGGAGGCGAACACGGGCTGCGGGATGCCAGCGATCGACGGCGGGACGGGCGCGGGCTCGATCGGGGCTGTGCCGTTGCTCATACCGAAAACGCCTGCGTGATGTTGGCGCAACCGGCTCCGGCGATGACGACGTTCTGCCCGTCGGCCAAAACGGTGCCGCCGGAATTGGCGTTGACCAAAACCGTTGCCGGCGCGCAGCGGTCGAACCGCCAGCCGAAGAAATTGGGCGGCACGCGGCCGGGAAGCGGCCGAATCGGCGGGTCGGTGCGGCCGGTTTTGCGCTGCCAAGCCCGCCACGCTTCAAGGTAGGCGTCGTGGGTCACGAACGGTGGTGTTGGGGGAGGACATCTAGCCTCAACACGGCTCGCCTCCCCCGCTCTTGGCCCAGCGGCCTTGGCGTTCGGAATTTGACCCGGCAAGATGCCGGTCCCCGGCGTGCGGGGTGGGTTGAAATGCGTGACTTCGGGCCGGAACATGATGACCCGGTTCGCCCCGGTCTGCACGACCCAGGCGCCCTTCGGCAGCACGAAGCCGTCGCAATGGCGCGCCAGATTGACCGTGCGCGGCCTCCCGAACGGCGAAAGTTGCGATCCGGGCGGTCCGGGCGGCCACGAACTGACGGGCAGCATTAGAAGGGCGCGCCTCCCGTTATGCCTTGAAGCTGAATCCCGGTCGATGGCTTAGAGCAGACCAAATTGAGCGCAGTAAGCGATAGGCCCACGCTGGCAATCTGCCCTTGCGGGATGGTGGAGTACCAGCCGGTCCAGGCGAAATTGGCGTCCTCATGGACAACCAACGTGATGTACTTTGAATTGAAGCCATAGGCGGTTCCCTGCGGACAATTCAAATCGAAGAACAGCGGCGTGTCGCCAAGCAGCAGGCCACGGAAGCCGGAATTGACCGGATCATCCTTGCCCCAGCGTGACGACGGATCGTTGTTGTAGCGTTCGACCGACATGAAATCGGTCAGTAAGGTCGTCCAGTCTTCGACCGACATGACGACAAAATCGAGCGCCTCGCCGCCGGAGTTTTTGACCGCGGCGAGCATGTTGGGAATGAACGACGCCCGGGTGAGGATGTCGCCCGCCGCAGCCGTCACCAAGGCCTGCCAGTCGGGGTAGGTCGCGCGCGACAAGCCTCCGTAGGCTGGCGCGGTGGCTGCGTTGCCGTAGGCGTCTTGCAGCGAAAACATCTGCAAGACGTTGGTTGTCGGCGGGCCGAACAGGGCGCTCGACAAGGCCTGCAACGACGAGTTCTTGAGATCGTTGAGCTTCAACATGAGCCGCGAGGCGACGGCGATCGCGTCTTGCGTCACGAGCTGTTCGAGCCCCAGCGAGGACACTGGTGTCGCCAAGCAGCACATGTTGAACTCGGCATTGACCGTCGCGGCCACGTCTTGAGGCAAGTTGAATTGCCCGGCTGGCCCGATCCAGCTCGATTCGACGTATTGCCCGGTCTGGACCGGCTGGGTGTAGGGACTGACGCCCCCGCTGGCCCGGATGGCGTTGCGCAAGAGCAGCGCGAGCAGCGGATTCTGCTTGTAAATGAGGATGACGACCATCTGCGCGAACACGCGCCGGACGGTTGCTTCCAGCTCCAGACCGATAGGTCCGCTTGGGATAATTCCCGCACCTAGAATGGGAATTGTAGCCTCCTACAGCGCGTTGTGGTGATAGGGCGGAATCATCCCGCTCCAGATGTCGGGCAAGTCGCTCGCCCGCTGTCCACGTCCGTGTCTGGAGGTCCACAATTCGAGGTTTTCCGGTCTGTTGTCGGAACGGACCCCGTTCTTGTGATGCACCGTTTCGTGTTTTTGCAGTTTTCTTCCCAGAGTTTTTTCCATGACCGCGCGGTGCTGCGGTTGCTGGTAGTTCGTGCCGTTCACTCGCTCGGTGAGGATGACATAGCCGTGCTTGTCAAGCGACCATCCGCGTGCGTTGAGTTTGTTTTTCGGAGGATTGTTCGCGGCGTTGGCGCAATCGTGCGAACAGAACTTCGTTGGCTGATACCAACCCTTGCTGCGCCCTTGTTTGTCTATGTGCCGACGAGGCCAGATCGCTTCACCACATTGCGCACAGTGGCGCTTGGGCAAAGTTTCCGGTCGGCCCCATTCGTTCTGCGGCATCACCTACCTCTAGCGCGCTCCGAATCCCGGTGGATGGCTCCTAAGATTTCCTTCCGGCCCCATGCCTCGGGGTCCTTAGCAATTTCTTTGAAATTAGGTTCTTCTTCGTGCCTCCAGAATTGCGAATCGTAAGTCGGTTCCGATGTCTGCGGGTTCTTGCTTGCCCTGTAGCTCGCGGCGACTTCGTGATCCGCCACCGCGTGTTCGTGCATCCACTTTTCGAGGTCGCCCATCGCCTCGTCGGTGAAGCCGTATTCCTTCTTGACCTTGCCGCGGCTGGCGTTCCAAGCGTCCATGTCGGCTTTGGTTCGCGCCGTCTCTTGCTCTTGCCGCTTGCGGTTTTCCTCGGCTCCGAGACGCTGGTCGATTTTTTCTTCCATGTCGTAGTCGGGGATGGCGAGGTTCGGGTATTTGCGCTTGATCAGGCGCTTGGCTTCCTTGTTCAGTTGCGGATCGTTGTAGATCGACTCGACGAAATCCGCTGTCATCCGCTTGTTCTGAAGGAAGCCATACTCCTCGTCTGATATGGTCTTAGGCATTGTTTGTCTTGCCCGCGATCGTCGGTTGCAGCGGCACGCCGCCTTCAGGCTTCGGCACAACCTTGGGGATATTGCCCCATTCGCCGGTTTCCGATTGCGTGTCGACTTGGAGGATGGTCCGGGGCGGGGTTTCGGGCGGCGTGGTGATCGGAGGGTCGTACGACCTATTTTGGGCCATTTCCGTATTCCTTCCCAAAGTTAGGTTAGTGTGTCAAACGTATCGCTTGACACACTCATGTGTCTTCGTCGCCGCCCTTGTTCGCGTCTTCGCTGTGCTGGGCGGCTTCCTGCGCGGCCTTGTGCGCCGCTTCGGAATGCTCGCGGGCTTGGGCGTGTTTGCCCGCGTCGTACAATTGCGCCGCCGTCTGGTGCGCGTGGACCGCGGCTTGATGCTTCTCGGCGGCCTTGCGGTGCGTTTCCGCGGTTGGATGTTTCGCCATCATTTCCCTCCCATCGGCTCGTAGTATTTGACGGCGCCGCACTCGTCGCACTGCCAGCCGCACCACACTTCGCCGTCATGCGTGCCGCTGACGACATGGCCGCCGCAGCATCGGAACAAGCAGCGAAAAAAGCGCCAGATCTTCATGGGTTATCATGCCCCCGGAAGCGGTGTCGAGGGCATGGGCGCGCCGCCGCCGGGCGGCTGACCGGGCGGGCCGCCGCCGCCGGGTGGCTTTCCCTGTCCGAATAGCCGCTGGAGAAGCTGATTCTGGATGGTCCGCTTCATCTGGTCGCCCAGCATGGTCTTTTGCACGCCGACGGCCGCTCCCATGCCGCCGCCGCCGCCTAGGTGGCGCGAAAGCTGGCTTGCGGCGCGCAAAGCGTCGCGATGGAGCTGGCTTCCGGGCTCGAGGCCGAGCGCCGCTTGCTGGATGAGCTGGACGGCTTGCTGCAACAGCATGGAGGCGTCGGCTTGGTTGCCGGGGCCCGGCGCCGAGACTTGCGGTCCCATGCGCGAGCGCGCGAACGCCGCCAATCCACCGGGTCCAGCGCCGCCGCCCCCCGTGGGAGGTGGTGGACCGGGAGACGGCGGCCCGCCGGGAGGTGGCCCGCCCGGAGCGCCACCTTGCCCCATCATCGGATCGTTGTCGTCAGTTGGGTCGCCGTTCGCCATCGTTCTTCTACCGAAGGGCCGCCCCCGTCGGAAGCGGGGGCTCCATTGACGGAGGCGGTTGTCCCGTTAAATGTGCGCCCCCTAGGGGGTAAGGGGCCGGGACGGCGGGAAAATAGAACTCTAATGCTTGGTTTGTCCAGCGGGCGCGCCCTTGCGCCGCGAGCCGCCGCCGCCCTCTTTGATCCCCAGCACCGCCTTAACGAGTTCTTCCTTCTTGTCTTCCTTGGCGGCTTGGGCTTGGGCTTTTTGCCGTTGTTTTAACCGGGCCAAAAGCAATTCCGCACCCGGCGGATGTAACATGTGGATCAGATCCTCGGCATCGATCGCTCCCGCGCGGGCAAGCGCGATTGCAACTTGTCGGTTATCCTCCGCAAAAGCTGGCGACGCTGAATGGCTGTCAACTTGGACTTGGAAATTTCCGGGGAGCTGGCTGAGTAGGAACTCTTGGGCGGTGTCGGCGGTGGTGTAGACGAGCGCATCCATGGCTTGCATGATGCGGAGGGCGAGCCAACCCACGTCCGCCAGTTGTCTCTCAATTCGAGCGGCTTGCTTGATAAGGTGGGGTGATGAAGTTCTAACCAGAGTCTGAGCGTGGACTCCAGCGCGGACTCCCGACTCGCCCTGTCCTGACATGATCGGGCTGAAGCCGCTAGCTTCATCAAACAGCTTGAAAACAAACTCAAGTTCTTCCAAGTAGTTTTCCGGTGGGGGGTCAAGTAGTTTCGACGCTTTCGCATTGGGATTTGGGTCGTTAAGAAAACCTCCCTCATTGATAATCTTGAAGTATTGTTCTTCGGTGACGGAGGTGAAGCCGGAAAAGACTTGTGGAGCATTGACGTTCCTATCCCACATGACTTTGATGTCGCGCAGCCGCTTGTTCAGCATGTCCTGCAACATCTGGACGTCGGCGATGATCGAACGGCCCCAAAAGTAGCCGGGCGTCTCCTGGCCCTGCACCTTGACAAAGGGCGACTTGCCGGGGATGCGCGACAGGTTGCGCCGGGTGTCATCGCCTTCGATGATGATCGGGTCATGACCGTAAAGGCATTGGATTGTCGTCCAGTCCTCGTCGCGGTCGCGATCCTTGATCCATACCTCGCAATGCTTGACGGTCGGGGCGAATCGCCGCGTCGGGCGCCACGGCGTCGGCGTGGGAAAGACGTTGACGATGCCCGCGGCGGATGACGGGGCGTCGCCAACGTCCCCCAACGGTTGCAGGCCTCCTACAACCATCGAGTGAAAATAGGTCGCTTCCTCCTCGTCGCGGTCAGGCCCGGGATCGTCGTCCAGTTGCTTCATGATTTCCTCGTAACGAGGATGGTCCATGAGCGAGGTCCGCAGCCGCGATTTGGTCGGATAGCTGACGTGACAGAACGCCTCTTGCTCGTCGAGATGCTGCGTCGTTTCGGATAGGACGCCGAAATTCTGCGGGTGGACTTGCGCCACCTTGAAGGTGCCGCTGTCGCCGTCAGGCAAAACCTTTAACAGGCCGCAGCCATTGATCAGGCTCCATGTCACGGTGTCGGCGAAAGTCACGTCGCCGTCGATTTGGCGAAAGTCGGCCGACAGCTTTTCGCCGACAAGCTCGGAGCGTTCGAGGACGCTTTCGTCTTCGCCGCTGTCATAGACCAAGCGCAGCCGGACATCGGTCGGCTGCATGAGGAATCCGGCCAGTTTGTCGACGAAGGACTTGGTTTTGTTGTAGATCGCCGCCCGGCTATCGGCCGCCCCGGTGTAGTAATATTGCCCCGCCCGGGTGTAGATCATTCCGCGCTCGGACGACGACGCCATGCTTTCATCAATGATTTCCTTCGTCCAAGCCCGAAGATGCTCGGGCTTAGAGGGGATTTTAAGCGCCATCAGTCGGGCTCTTTGTCGAGTTCGCGCGCCACCGCGTCCTTGCCGTAGTGCGAGGCGCGCTGCCCCGCCGGCGCGTAGGGGGTCTGGCCCACCAGATCGGGCGTGGCGACTTGGTGCGGCGCGAAACTCGTGCCCGGCGCCGTCAACGGCATCGGTTCAAGCGGCGTTGTCCATCCCGGTGGGTTTTGCGGCGTGTGAAGTGCGTTTTCGACGCCGACTTGGCCCAGCGCCCGCGCCCACGCCGCGCTTTCCTCCGGCGTCCATCCGGGTTGCGCCGCCAACTGCGACATCATGTCGCGGACGCGCGACGGGCTCGTAGCGTCGGCGACCGCAGCTTGGCCTTCGGAACCGGCGCGCGCTACGTCGGCCTTGCGTCCCTGCATCTTGGCTTGCCAAGCCTCGGTCGCCGCCTTGTCCATTTCTTGGCCGACTGCACCCTTCCCGGCTGCGCTAGCGCGCATCCGGTTGCTCCATGCTTCGGTGTTCGCCTTGTCCATTTCGCGGTCGACGGCACCGGTTCCGGCCGCGCGAGCCGTTTCGCCGCTCACAGTCGGTTCGACACGGGGCGGCGGCGCGGGTGGGGGTGGGGCGTTGGATCGTTGCTGCAACAGTCCAACGAGGTCTTGCAGCGAAAAGCCTAAGCCGCGTCCCGTGTCGCCCATCATTTCACCAAACTTTGATGGCTTTCCGCTTGGAGGCCTCAATTAGATCGGGTTGCGCCCCGCTGGCAAGATTGCGCTGGAGAATGTCGAGCCCGTTGCCGTGTTGCAAGCGCGTCTCGCGGCCGATCGCCACGGCGGTTTCGAGCGCGTTGGCGATTGAGCCCCAATTCGATTGCATCATGGTCGGCGACTGATCCTTGTAGCGGACCTTGGACGTGCCGCCCTGCCGGTTGCCGAATTGGATGTCCGCTACAGAATAGTCATTCGCAATAATATCCTCCGCAATCCTCCGCGCTTTCGCTCCAACTGATCCACCGATCGCGGGCGGCTGGAATTGCTGTCTCATTTCGCGTGCGTCGCACGCCTCGCACGACGGCGGCGGCTTGTCCCAGTCCTCGGCTGGCAACACTACATCCATGCGGTGAAAACATTCAGGGCAGGCATAGCTGCGAGCTATAGGCATGGTCGCGCCTCAGCCCATGTTTTCTTGTACGCGGCAGCGCACGGGCGGCAGCCCCGCTTCGGTCTGCCGGATGTCCTCAACGTCAAGACTTCATACGCGGCGCCACACCTATCGCAGGCGAACTTTCGCGGTCCTGTGAGCGCGCCGCGAAGCACGTTAACGCCCTGCGTGACGGCTTCCAGATGATCCACGTTGACGCACGCGCGGTTCTTGCACAGGTGGTCGAGGACTTTCCCTTTCGGGACCGTTCCGTTCTTCTTCTCCCAAGCGACCGTCGCGGCTTTGCGATCGTTGATCCTCGCGTACCCGTCCCGGTCGATCGCTCCCGCCCAAGGCAGACAGCCGCTCGGGTCCGTCTTCGTGTAAAACGCCATCCGTTCCGCGATCGGTTGCGCTCGTCTCGTCATCGCTCAACCCCAAGTGTTTGAGGACGCGCGCCATGTCCTGTTCAAGCGCGACGATTCGCTGCTCGGTTTCCGCAGTGCGCAGCATCATCGGCGAGCGGGGCGCGGTCATGCTTTCCCCGCCCTGCTTTTCAACGCCATCGCGTGTTTGACAATCAGGCTGGCGAAGGCGAGCGCCTGATCCGGTGGTAAGGCAATCCACGCTGTCGGCTTGCCGAAGTCGACTCGCACGCAACCCGCTTCGGGTCCGATGGCGATGTTGAGGCCGCCTTCGTCATGCTCGTTGAGCTTGCCGAGCGGAAAGTCGTTGGTCGGGCCTAGGCCTTCCATGTCACGGCCTTGACCGCCCACATTTGCGCGCCCTGCGCCTCGGTGATGGCAATCGAACACAGGCGCTTGACCTCCTGATCGTTCGTCTCCTGCCGATACACCTCCATCACGTCGATAATTCCGGCGTAGAGCCGTTTGAGGTTATCCACGCTCTTGTCGCCGCTCGGATTGAAGGAAAGGCCGACGGCCTTCTCGCCGAATGTCGGTTTGTCGTTCAAGAGTTCCTCCATGTGCAACATCATTTCGAGCCCCGGCGCGAGCTTGGCCGCCTCTGC